AACGCATTAGGAAATTCTTCTTTAACTTCTTCGTATAAGTTTTCAAGAATTTCATCATTTACTGGGTGCGACATAAATTAATCCTCCTTTGGTACGTCATAAAAAGCATCTTCCCATTCTTTTTTTTCTTCATCGGGTATGCTATCCCACTTGAGAGAATCTTCATTAAATTCTTCAATCTGTTCAACAACTTCAGCATGACCGAAGTTACGATTAATAGCATCATGCCCAAAAGCAAGTTCATAAATTGCTTCGATAAATTGTTTATCGGTGTATTCCATAATTACCAAGATGACTGATAATAGAAACTATCAAAGCATTTTCCTGCTTCTGCATTTTCTTCATACTCAAAGACTTTTTCAAGAGTTTTTTTAGTATTCTCTAAGTCTTTGTAATACCAATCGTCATATTCTTTTGAGCCAAAGAAACAACCTTCAATATCAGTTGGTAAAAGCTCTTCAGCCTTCATTTCTCTGGCAACTGGAGTCTTTATATCAAGAATCGTAGTAATACGATCTAATAACTCTTGGAGCGTTTCTCTTGGTACATAATGACGTTCACAGTTGTCATTCCCATCTTGCACTTCGTCAACGAAAAACTTATGTATGGCATTAGCTTTTCTCCAAGTAATAATAGGAAAAACATAAGTGAAATGATTGTAAGCATAATCTATTGGAGCGTCTTCAAAACCAATAGCAGCAATGGCATCTTCAAATTCAGGAGATTTTTCAATTTTAACCTCCTTGCCTTCTCGCATATCAACGTAGTCCTGATCGGTAGGTCTTTCGTAAGCTCTTGTAGAAAAAGAGCCTTCTAAGTACATATCTAATCCCATTAGTTGCCCTCCTTTAGTTTTAAGTAGTTAACAATTTGACTTAGGTTTTCACCTAAGAATTTAAGAGCTTCTCCCAACTCTTTATTTAGTTCAGATTGCTCTTTGTTTAAGTTTTGTTGGGAGCTAGCGTAGTTAGTAGTAGCTTCTGCAATATTCTTAACTACATCTTCTAAAGTTGATAATTTCTTATCAAATGCAGTTAGAGCTTGTAAGACTTTTTGAAAATCTCTATCCATTATTAGAGTCCTCCATTAAGGTAAAGTCTATTCTTAAGATAAATACCTTCAATCGCTGCTCTTATCCATTGGTACGCTTCACGCTTAGTAAGTCCTGAAGCTAAATCTTTAGTACCTCCACCATCATTAACAGTTTGCATGATGGTTGTATATCCATACTGACCAACAGTATGAATATTTCCTATATTGGCTTTTTTATCAGTCCAATATTCTGTAGGATTGTCTGTTAGTTTGTTGAGTCTTTCAAGTTGAAAGTCAACATCTTTTTGGGTAATTCGGTTCATAAATTTAGGATAAGTGAACTCATTATTAACAATAACATTGTTTTTGTGTAATTGCAACATTGTTATGCTATATTTAATGATGTAGTAATAGTATCAACATGAGTCTAATTAAGTCTTACCTGCTTTCTATCGAGCAAATGGGTTATGATCCCTACAATCTCAATAAATTATCCTCTGAAGAGTGGGATAACCTACTAACTAAAGCCTTAAAGTCAGATAAAAAGCTATATAAAACTTTAATTCTGACTAGGTGTAAATTAAGTTTAAAATTTACTGATTGTGATTTAACCGAAACTGATGAACCATTTACCAACTTTAATGAAGTTGAAGAACCTTTCTAAAAAAAAAGGGGATTAATTAAAATCCCTCTGGTTTGTTTAATTTAGTTCGATTAAAAGTCCGTACCTTTTTCTTAGGTCGGACTCTTTTTCTTTTTATTGGTTCGTATCCCTGAGCTAACATTCTAGGGTTAGGAATCATTTGATGAGACATTTTCATTTACTTAAATCCTTTTTTCTTAGTTTTGTAATACCTAAAGACTAGCTCGAAGCTATGGAGCATTTCATGTTGAAAGACGCATAACTGAGTTTCTAGTCTATGCTGCTCATCCAATATATCTTCATATCTTTGTAAGAAATGAGCTTTTAATTCAGAAATTTCACATAATTTCCTTTGGATCGTACTTAGCTCCTCGAATAAATCTTTATCGTTAGAAATAACTCGATCAGATAAATTTGATAATTTAGCTAAATCTTTTTGAGCCTGAACCATTTCAGGATCGGTTGCTTTGTATTTTTTCATTTTGTTTTTAGCTCCTTTTTATAAGGTTTTGAAACAACAAGTGTTTCCCACTTTTTTGTAATATTGCAATAAAATTTAATTTCTTTTTTCATAATTTTAAAAAAATAAAGAATAAAAAGTAAAAGAGGAGCTATTGCTCCCCTATTACCATATCCGCAGCTTTACTAGCATTAGCTAGTGATTTGAAAAGGATTTTTGGATCGCTCTTCAGCATTGGGCACCACGCTTCTAAATATGCAGCATGGTTCATTGTATCTAGGTTAGAAATCTGAAGTCGGTTGCATACGATATATGCACCCAATTCAGCCACCAACTCTTCGTTTGGATAGCTTAAGTCATTTCTCTGTAACCTCGATTTATGTTTTGTACTGTGAATACATTCGTGGGCATAAGTGGCCAAATAACTTTCGTCATTTTTGAAGTTGTATCTTTTTGGGATAACAATTTCATCACTTGATTCACGATAGTAAGCTCTATCTCCACCTTTGATAGTGGTAACTTGTTTTTCCCATTGGAATAATCTGTCATGAGCTTCTTTAACTCTGACATCTAATTCTCTGGGCTTTGCAGTAATAACTGCATCATCAATTAGCTTTTCTAATTTCTTTGATGCCTCATCATCTAACCCTCGAACATCAGCGACATTAAATACTGGAACGCATTTGTAGCTCATATACTGAGCTTTCTTTGCATCTCCATTTTCGTCAAGCTCTTTCGTTTCAAATTCTCTCAAAAGTGGCTGTAAAATTCGTGCTGAACGTGAACCCTTTTTTGGGAGACAATTAATAGACTTGGCTTGCCCTGCTCCAATAAAGAGCGGTAAATGCCAACCCCTAATAGAACTCTGTAAACATAAAAGAGCAGGGTTAGAGCCTTTATACTCATGCCCTGATAAGACATTCCTGAAGCCACCCTTAACGCTCCATTCTTTACGCCATAATTTTGTATTCCCTGATTCAAGAGCTTCAATTAATTCATTCACTATTAGCTCTTCAGGTTTTACATAATCTTTTTTGGCATTCATTCGGCCATTCAATAAAGTCATAATTTTTACAGGATAAGTGAAAAAGAAAAGCCTAGAATTAACTAGGCTCTAAAAATACATAGGTGCAATAATCGCCACCCAATAGGTCAGGTAAATAGGAAATTCCCCATTTAAAATTAATATCCTCTAAAACATTTACACAATTAGTTAACCCTAATTGCTTTAATGTTTTATCAATTAATTGCTCCTCCTGATCCTCTAACCCTGATGAATCGCCATTCATTAGGTATGATGCCCAATAAATTGGAAGTTCTTGTTTAATCTCTTGCATGATTTTAAAAAATGAAAAAGGGGAAATTTATTCCCCTGATAAAATTTTCGGCATAGATTTATATGCTGACTCATGCCACTCTTTAAAAAGTTTTTGAGTGTCATGAGGGCAATCTGTCCAAGTGTTATCTCGGACAATCCAACCGAAGTCCAGAAGCATTGGAATTAGCTTCTGGTCTTCGATGTAGTGTCTAATTAGATGACTCATTTTAAGCACTTACAAATTGATTAATAAAAGATTGCTCAACTTTTTCCGCCTTTCTTCCGTTCAGGAATTGCGAAATATGTTTTGAGGTGGTTCTGGAATAATGTTCCATAGTCTGAAATAATCTTCCAGAACTGTGTTGAACAATTACAGGTGTGTTGTAACTGAAGAACACTTGGGAACCTGAAGCAAGAGTGATAAGACTCTTGCTAGCTCCTAATCTTTCAAGCTTCATTGTTTGATACCTCCATAGAATCGAAGTCGTAAATTAAAGAAGAAGAATAAAGGCGGTTAAATTCCGCCTGATCCTGATAAAAGAAATATTCAAATTCAGACATTAGAAAAACCTCCTAATGATTCTTTGAAATATGTTGAGCTTTTTCCTGACTGTAAAACTTGCGGGAATTACAATCGGTTGGTAATCGCTCTTCATGTTGGGCTTCAAGACTGTAAATCTTGGAAGCTCAACTCTTTTGGAATTCACTTCAACTCGATGATAAAAAGGTCTGTTCAAGTTCAAGCTCTTGCAAGTTGCAAGGGCTGATTCTTGTGTGTGTCTCTCTGCTACGAGATCCCACTTGGCAGAGTTGCCATTGTCATAATCAATGCCAGTAAATCTGGTAATCGAATAGTTCATTTTGAATAATTAGAATGAATTGGATAAGTAAGCAAAAGGTAATACCTTTTACTTGTAGGCTGTCCTATGTCGTGCAGTACTGTTTGACGGAACAAAGAAGACCTGACCGAAGTCTTAAGCCCTGCTTGTGTCCTCTGGTGGCGTGAGTGGTACAGCCTAGAAGTAAAAGAGTAAAAGATCTATTTCAAACGCCGATAGTCCGTTAGTCTGGGGCGGTTCCACTGGTCTGTGGTAGTTCTGTTCGGTGGGTGATTCCTAAGACCCCCCTACTTGCTAGCGTATTGATTCACCTACATATATAAATATTATGCCACTTTTGCTAGCAAGGCAACATCATATGTGACACTACTTATACTGGCATAGTCCCTCCAGAATCGACTGAGAGAAGCGGAAAATCTTAAGGTATAAAGCATCACAACGCTAGCAGAACGCTATCAGAGAGCCTTACAGGTGCCTTACAGAGGACTTCTGAAGTAGGGGGTCAGGTAGCAAAAATTTTTCTGGCTAGGCTATGTCGGGTACTATAAATATATTCTCTAAATCTTCGTTACTTGCTTTCGACTTTGATTGACAATTCAGGTGCTTGAATATTGACTGTCTCTACAGACTCTCCGATAACTTTGCCTAATGAATCTAATATTTGTGCTGCTGTCTGTAATTGACCTTTTGAAACTGCTTTGTTGAATAATCTCACTCTCATTGCTTGAAGTCTTGGAAGCATATTTTCTCTATCTTTTTCCCAATCTTCGTTGTTCCATTGCTTTACTCGACTCCAATCGCTCCAGGCGGAAGTTTCTGCGATGCCTTCAATCTTTGCGTGTTCGAGAACTAGTTGTCTTGTAGTTTTACCCTCGAGTTGACGAGAATATAATCTTTGACTTCTAGCCTGGATATGCTCTTTTGTATTGCAAGCAAACTTAGAACGTCTTTTTCTTTTTTCTTGTTGTTGTTTCTGTTCTTCTGGAATAAAACCAGACATAAAAGATTCAGCCACGGACTCAATCAGATAAGGTATTAATTGAATGATAACCTAGAAATATGAATTTAGGCTATAAAAAGGGGGTAATAATTGAAAAATTTGTTATTTTTTAGTGTATGCCTGTAAAAAACGCACCAGAAATCAGTTTAAGATATGCTCAAGGTCAAGTTTTTAACTGCGAAAAACGATTTCGTGTCCTTGTAGCTGGCAGAAGATTCGGAAAATCATATCTTTCCTGTATTGAACTGCTTCGTGGAGCGATTGATCGACCAGGAGAGACATATTTTTACTGTGCACCGACATATCGCATGGCAAAAGATATTGCATGGAAAGAATTAAAGAGATTAGTACCTCGATTATGGATAAAAAGTAAAAATGAGACAGATTTGCGGATTGAATTGATAAATGGATCGACAATCGAGTTAAAAGGGACAGAAAATGCGATGGCTTTGAGGGGAAGAAGTCTTTCGGGGGTGGTATTAGATGAAGCAGCGTTTATGGATCAAGATGTATGGGCAGAAGTTATAA